GCCAAATTTGATATCATAGTCAAACTTTTCCACGGACTGACCGTTGGCATAGATTTGCACATACCCGTCAGTGCCAGTCTTGACATGAAACCAAATGGTATTGATGGCATTCAGCTTGAGGTTTAGCCTCTCCGGCTCGGATGAATAAGCCTCTGTACCACCGGATGAATTACCGCTATAATACCGCAAAAAGTACATGACATTATCTCTCTTAACGAATCCCATGCCGTCCAACGCATAGCCATTGGTTTCGAGCATGGCAATTTTTATCCAAAAGTCATTACGGTTTTTGGGAATGTACACATCGAACTTGCCATAAAGTTCTGCCGGTGTTTCAGAAAGCTCCAGCCCCTTTTTATCTGTTGGCTGATAAAACATCATCCCTGTTTTGCTTTTGACCGTATCTGCTATGGTCGTACCACCTGCCACATCGAGAAACTCTGCATAGCCCGGATTGATGTATTTGAAACTCATACCGCCACCACCAGTCCTTCTGCCTGTATGTCTACGGACGTGTCGTTCTGGGGCTTTTCTTCCTTACTGCTGGTTGCCTTGACCCAGAAGATGGTATTTTTGTCCGTTACACCATCCAAAGCGAGCGTTTCCTGCCAGCTGGCTTTCTTCAAGGCCGCATCCTCGTCAGCATAATTGTTGTCGGCAGCTGCCCGCCATTTTGCAGAGCCGTCACCAACAAACTTGATGGCGGTGCTCCCCTCAATGTAATAACCACTGTCACAGCGGACAGCGCATTTCACGGCTTTCTGCTCCTCCTTGCTGGCATCCAGCGTGACGGAGATAGGGGAAAGCTCCGTGCCGGAACTGACTTCTGTGCCATCCGTGGAGCCTGCCGTGGGATTGCCATAATAGATGTGAAGCTGATTTGCCATAGTCATAACCTCCAAAATTCTAATGTCGCTTTTACTGCCTTGGGAAAGCGGGATACATACTGATAGGACTTCACCACTACTCGCATAGACGGCCAGACGTTGCCGCCTTCATCTGTAATCTGCACCAATTGCCGGCTGTTCCAGTAACCGCAAACAACCTCCCAGTTCACAATCGTCATGGTGACATTGCAGGAAACCTTATCCCCGGCTTCAATATGACCGAAATCCTGCACGGCCACACCACCGATGATTTCCACTTGCTGCTGACGGTCATCCGGGATTATCTGCCAGGTGTCTACATCCAGTGTCCTGACCTCACCAATTTGAATATGTATTGTCTCCACCTCCCAAGGCATTTTCTACAGCAGGTCTTATGCGGTCGGCCACGCTGTCCGCAAGATATCTTATGCCGTCATTATCTTGGGTGACGGCGTTTTCGATATTCACATTGACCTCCAAATGCGGCGCAGCCGTGACAGCTTGCTGGGGAGCCTGCCCAGTCTCATTCTGAAGGACAAGCTCGGTTCATCTGTTCCCGCATGCCGTGCATTTCCGTCTGCATATTGCCCATAACCTCATCGTATGAATAATCCTTACCTCCCATGGTCATCTTGAAACTTTGGCGCATCTGCTCCTGCTCGGTGGCAATGACAGACGGGTCACGAAAATTGGGCAGGAGATTTTCCAACATGGATTTTCTAGCCTGTTGAAAACCTGCCAGTTGCTCTGGTGTCATCTGCAAATCTTCCATTGTAAAACCATGCGCCTGTTTGTAGTACTCGGCTAGACCGCGCTGACCGCCTTCCAGATACGTCTTAAATTCCTCTTTCTGCGCCTGCAGTACCTGTAGTGCCGCATTCCTTTTGGCGTCAAATTTTTCTTTTTCAGTCCATTGCGTCGCCTTGACTTCATCCAGCCCTTTTTGAATCCAAGCCTGTTTCTCACGTTCGATATCATCAAGGCGGTTTTGTAGCTCCGTCTTCCAGACAGAGTCAATTTTTGATGCAATTTCATTTTCCCACTGCTCCCTAATTTTAGCTTTGCTGGCCTCTGCCCAGTTTGCAGTACTGACCTCATCCAAGCCTTTTTGCCGATAGGCCTGCGCCTCTCTGTCAATATTAGCCAGCTGATTCTGTAAATCCGTACGGTAAACGGCCTGAGTGCTATCTACCACGTTCCACTGAAAATCTTCGTAAACCTTGGCCTGCTTTGCCAGCTTGTACTCGTCCAGCAACTTGGTATCTGCGCCTTTTGCCTGAAGTTGTTCCATCTCTTTGTTGATGGTATGGAGAGAGTTTTCCAGTTCGTTATGGGTAAGTTCATATAGGGAATCCGTCAGCTGGGCATTGGCCCTTGCGGCTTCTTCCGTAGCCTTGGCAGCCTGCTTTTCGGCAGCTGCACGTGAAAGGTTGGCCTTTGCATTCTTCTCCTGCGCCTCGCGATTTTTCTCCGCTTCAGCCGCTGCCTTTTTCTCGGCTTCGGCCTTTTCCTTTAGAGCCTTTTGCTCCTCCAGATATGCTTTGTACTCATCCCCATACATTTTGTCGAGGATTGCACCGCCGACCACAGGAATGCCAATAAGAGGTGCTGCCGCCGTGTGATTTTCAATCAGCCACTTGTTGGCCTTGGCATGGTCGGAAACTTTCTTGAACTGCTCGCCGACAAATACCAAGGCTTCTGCCACAGTCTTCAACGCCGACCCCCAGCCGGAAATAGCATCCTTGATGGTGTCTTTGTTGGCCTGAATCTCCTCAACCAGATTCTTAAATCCTTCAGTGACTTCCGGTAGCAAATCTGAACTCAGTGGTAATAGTGCTGTCCCTATTGCAGATTTCAGCTGACCGACTTCCATCTCCATGGCTTTCCATTGGAGCCACGTTTTATGACTTTCCTCCGGATTGAGCAGACCGGTGGTTTTGACGTTGCCCGCCACTTCCATCAATTCGTCATACTGCTCAAGAAGTGGAATGAGTGCCGCACCACGGGCACCAAGGACTTCTGCGGTATAGGCTTCTTCCTGCCCAGCCTCCATGGCGTTTTTATACCCCTTGGCTAATTGGTCGAGCTGTTCATTGAGCGGCAGAAGGTTGCCAGCCTGGTCTAACAGGGTTATACCAAAACGTGCCATAGCCTGAGTGGTAGCATTGCCATTTTCCCCGGCAGTCTCCATCTGCTTATCCAGACGGGCAATCAGCGGAACAATGGACATAACGTCCATGCCTGCCAGTTGGAAAGTGCGGTTCAGCTTACCCGCCTCTGCCGCCGTAGTATGGAGGCGTTTGGTCAGCCGATACAGATTTTCCCCGGACTCCATGGCTCCCTTGGTCAGATTGAACAATCCTGCTCCCGTGGAGAAGATGGCCATAACTGCTGCCGCCTTGGCGGACAGCATGGTGAATCCACCTGCCAGACTGTCCACACCGCTTTTTGTCTTGCTGATACCAGCTGCCATAGTGGCACCGAAGGTTCCTGCCTTGCCGGAAGTCTGAGCGATTGTGCCGCCAAGTTTTGCCATCTCCGCATTCAACTTGCGGACTTCCGCCTCGGTCTGAGCCACAATCTTCTGCTGTTTCAGCAGGTTTGTCTGCGCCCGTTGGGCAACCTCGCTGTCATTGCCGTTGGTCTTTTGGGCATCTTTTAGAACGGCTGCGAGGATTTCTTCCTTCTGCCGCTGTATATCCAACTGACGATTGATGGCTTCATGTTTAACCTTCAACCTGTCCAACTCCGAGCCAACGCCCTCAAGTCTGGCAAGGTCAACGTACATCTTCAGCTTTATTTGGTTAGTTCTGGTATTCAGCCGCGATACTGCCTGAGATACCGTCTTACCTGCCGTGTCAAAGTCCAGCTGGAGCCGGGCAATGTCCAGGCCAAGGCTGATATACAGTTCATCTATCTTCTGCCCACGCTTTGCCATCTGCCCACCTCCTACAGGACATCGTCAATGTATTTTTGATGGCGGCTGTCATCCGTCAGACTGAGGACGGTCAGCTGATCAAGCAAAAAATCTATATCATGCTCATCCACCTCCTGCATTGTCCAGCCGTAGGACTGCTGCAGCCGCTCATAGTAGAGCAGCAGATTCTGGTACGGAGACAGGCTCACTCCCCTGCCTCCGTTTCCCCGTTTGGGAGATTTACCAGTTTGGCAAAGGTCTGAGCCTGCAGCCACTCGAAAAGCTGCCGTGCCAACGGAACGACATCGGCTATTTCCAAATTCTCATCTACCGAATCCACCGTTACCCCAGGCTGATTAAAGGCTAAAACAATAAGGGCAACATGCGCCGAGAGAAATTCCTCCACGGTCATCTTGCCCTTGTCCTTATCGAAAAATGCCAGGAACTCCCGCCACACCTTCATCTTGGGTGGGGCTGGCTGGATGATTTTGCCGTTGATTTTGATTTGCGGTGTGTCCATAGGTCAGCCCTCCCTTAAACCGTGGTATACCAGTTGCTTGCAGTTTCTGCATCCAGCCCGGCACTTTCGGTATCGGCATAGGTGTAGGAATTGCCATCCGATAGGCGATAGATAGCCTTGGCGGTCAAGGTCGGTGTCTGATAGGAAATGTTTTCTTCCTTGGTGGAACCTTTGACCGAGGGTTCCTGGAACATGACTTTGAAAAATTTTGTCAGTCTCTTACTACCGTTCCGCTTGTCGCTTTGGAACATCACGGCAAAATACGGAGCAGCATCATCCTTGTTGGCAACCATCACGCCGTTCTCGCACTTGTGCCCCAAAAGGTAAGCCACATACTCCAAGGGCAGAGCCGCCGTATCGAAGGTCAGTTCATAGGATGCCGTGTTTGTGGCTGTGTCTATGGACTGACCGTCTGCATAGAGGTCGGCACTCGAATTTGACGGTTTGATGTCAATGCTTCGCAGTACCTTGCCCAAGTCAACGGGGGTATCGTACGTTGCTGTTTCCCCGGCTTCATCCGTCAGCAATTTTGCCACATGCAGCCGCTGTATATTGATAAACTGTCCGCTGACCATTCTGCTAGCCGGTTTCATTTCTGCCATTATTCATCCACTCCTATTCCAATTACGTAATCCACGCAAAACACAAATACATCGCGCTCCGCCATCTCCAAAGACTGACGGCGCATAAAGCCCAGCCCTTTCATGATTTTATTCATCGCATCATAGATATGCTCATAATGTCCGTCCTTAGTGAGAATCTGTAGCCGCATGGTGATGCGCCGTTCCATCTCGATACCATCTGCCGTAAGGGCTGGCACATCCGATATGACATTATAGACAATGATTGGGTAGCTGCCAGCATTGGGGCTGATGCCGGGATAAACGCACCGGCACCGCCTGTCTCTTGCCAGCAATGATGTCAGTTCCCTTGACGTACTCAGAGCCTTATACACTTTTTCCTTGATATTCATTTTCTGCGAAGTGCCTCCCTTACCGCATCAATTATCTTATTCCTGACCTCGTCTCGCCTGGCATCCATGGCAGGATACATAAAGGGCTTGTTGATTGCTGGGCTGAATTCCACCAGCTTGCCGTAAAAAATGCCATCGTGGGATGTAGCGTCAGTAATGATTTTGTACTTGGCACCGCCTTTTTGTTTGACGGTATGGATAGAATCGCGCAAAGCACCTTTGACCACACGGTGGTCGTTGCCCTTATAGACAGGGCAGCGGTTCCTTGCCTCCTGCATGACAATTTCCGCTCCATCTGCCAAGGCATCCTTGGCGGCCTTGGTGGCATTCTCCCCCAGTTCCCTAAGAATCGCCTCGGCAGACTGGTAACCTTTAGCCATCTTCCACCAGCTCCTTTGCCTCCATAACAAGGTATTTGCGACCACCGTCCAGAGGATACGGTGGGGCTGATATAATCAGCGTCTTACCGCGCCATTGCAGGAGGTCGGTGGTTTCTATATCCTCTCGGTAACGGATAACCACACGGTAATTTACCTCATCCACCTTCTCGGCATAAACATCTGAAATCTTGGCGGCATAGGGCAGAACCTTTGCCCAAACCGTTGCTACCTCCGTCCTGCCCTGCTCAATGAGATTTCCAACACTGTCCTCTTCAACTGTTGGACGCAGGATTTTCACCCTTTGGCGCAACTCACTCAAAGATACATACATCAGAATCCCTCCCGGCGAATGCCCATCAGCAGGGAACGGAGCGTCATGGTAAGTGCCTTGTGGTTAGCATCGTCACGGTGCTCGTATAAATAGCCCACTGTGTATAACACAGCCGTTTTGGCAATGGCACCGCAGGCTTTGAACTCATCTGCATTGAGCCGTGCCACATCCATACACAGCTGTTCTGCCGACCGCAGCAGCTTGCGAACGATATCATCCTCGGCATCCGTGTCGATACGGAGATATTCTTTTGCCTTGGGCAGGGAAACAATCATAAGCCATCACTCCCATAAAAACAGGGAGACACCATCAAGGCATCTCCCTAAAACAATCCATATCAGCCCTTGCCAGCAGTACCTTTGATTTTCAGCATCTGCACCGCCTCTGGCAGTACCAGCTTACCATCTACACGCTCCTTCATAACAAAGGCAATCATGCCATTACCCGCGAACAACTCACGCAGTTCCTGAATGGAACGAGAGCCACGGTCACCGATGTTGTAGTAGCTGTAATCACCGAACACCAGCGCCGTCTTGCCTGCCTCTGCCGTAGGCATAAAAGGTGTAGTGTGAATCGGATAGCCCAGCAGACGGTCAGGCTCGCCCATTTGATAGGAGGGCTGCCACATATACGCTTGGTTGGCATCCTTGAGCTTGCGGATTGCCGCCAACGTCTGGTCGTTGACAATAAAAGCTGCGCTCTTGCGGTAAGGGCGCTTGAGCTTGTAGACCAGCTCGATAAGGTCATCTGCTGTAATGGATGCACCGCTGGTGGTGACACCGGTCTGCGCCGTGGTCAAAAGACCAGTGGGCTTATGGTTGCCGTCACCATTGAGGAAAGCATCCTCCTCGGCATTGGCGATAGCCTTGCCGAACTGCTGAATGATGTAACTCTCCAGATTAAAGGCGCTATCGTACAAAAGTTCCTCCGTAACCTTGATCGCTACATGGAGCTTGTAGGCATCCATGATAATCTGGTCGAAGGTGGCATCTCCAAAGCTGAGAGCACCGCCTTCCTCAATCCACGATGCGGCAGGTTTTGTGGCGGCGATGTTGATTTTGCGCTCACCGCTGATGGTGATTTTCGTACCGAGGTTACGCATAATGCATTCCTCGTTCAGCACATCAATCAGGCGGCTGTCGTATTCCTCTGGCACTAAATAACCGCCATCGGTATCAACACCTTCCTGTAGGACGTTGGATACATTGCGGAAGTTGCTGCGAATGGCGGCAATCATAGCCTTGCGGTATTCATCAGTTGCCCTGCCCGTTTTCTCCGGCACCTTAGCGGCAGGCTTGTTGACAATCGGCTCAGATGTGGGCTTGGCAAGTTCTGCATCAATCGCCATCTGACGTTCCATGCGCTCGATATCCTTACCGAGAGCCACCACATCTGCCTCCATCTTGTCATAGGCGGCAGCATCTTCGGCAGAAAGCTTGCCGTCCTTATCCGTGTGACTGTCCAGAAAAGCCTTGGCACCTTCCCACAGCTGTGCCCGTTTCTTGCGAAGTTCCATAACATTTGCCATAAATAATTCCTCCAATCAGTGAATAAGTAAGTTAAGACGGCTCCTGAGAGCGTCTGCGGATACACGGTTGTCCGGCACAGCTGCCTTGACGAATTTCAGCGACTGCACCTTTATCTTGTCAATAAGGGAATTGGTAACTGCCCGCTGGGAAAATAGCATTGCTTCAACACCCTCGGATTGCTTTTCCTCATTCTCATTTGCGAACAGAATCTTGTCGGCAAAGCCCATCTCCACAGCTTTCTTGGCGTTCATCCAACTTTCCGCATCCATAAGGTCGGACAACTGTTGACGGGGCTGACCAGTTTTCAGTTCATAGGCATTGAGGATGGATTCCTTCACCTCGTCCAGCATCTGGATTGCCGCCTGCATTTCCTTGGTGTTGCCGATGACTGCCGTACTGGGATTGTGAATCATCAGCATGCCCACAGGAGACATCTCCACAGTAGTTCCTGCCATGGCAATCATGGATGCTGCTGAAACCGCCAGACCGTCTATGCGAACAGTGACATTTCCCTTGTAATCCATGAGCATGTTATAGATTTGCGCTGCCGCAAACACATCGCCGCCAGGGGAGTTAAGCCAAACCGTGATGTTTCCTTCGCCCTTCATCAGTTCGTCACGGAAGATTGTCGGTGTGATTTCATCCCCAAACCATGAATCCTCGGCAATTTGTCCATTAAGCACAAGGGTGCGCTCGCCTGTATCGGCGTCGCGCACCCAGTTCCAAAATTTACGCTTTTTCATTTTTACCTCCAGTCTGTTTACTGAAAATCCCGGCATCCTTCAATTTACAAAGGTTGCCGTTAATCAAGTAGAGATTACCTCCGTCCTCCTCGGGTATGGGGTTCATATTTTCCATCTCACGGATATCATTAGCAGAAAGCCAGCCATTCTGCCGACCTACGGCATAGCCAGCCATGCGGCTCTGATAGTCACCACGGAGCAGACCATCCACGTTGAATTTTATGAAGTACCTCTTTTGTTCGGCAGTATTCAGCAGGGCTTTCTGCAAAGACTGTTCCCAGCGCACCACCCACGGATTCAGCGTGTATTTTACGAACTCCAATGACTGCTGCTCAATGTTATTGAAGGAACTTTTTTCAAGGTCACCAATCATATGTGGCGGCACACGGTAAAGCCGCGCAATCTCATCAATCTGGAACTTCCTCGTTTCAAGGAACTGCGCCTCTTCCGGCGGGATTGATATTTGCTGGTAGTCCACCCCTTCCTCCAAGACCACGACCTTGCCCGTGTTGGCTGTGCCGCCGTAGACGGCTTGCCAGCTTTCCCGTAGCTTGGAAGGGTCTTTGAGAACTCCGGGATGTTTCAGGACACCGCCGGGACGTGCGCCGTTGGCGAAGAAGGAAGAGCCGTATTCCTCGCAAGCCAAGGTCATGCCCACGGCGTTCCGCGCCATCGCTATGGGCGAGTAGCCCACCAAGCCGTCAAAGCCAAGTCCCGGAATGTGCAGGACATCCTCCCTGCGCAGCTTGATGGATTGTCCACTCTTGAGATTGGGATTGCTGTCCGACATTGGCGTGTATGTATAGACCAGTTCCCCATGCTCGTCCCGGTCAACGCTCATGCGGTTGGGAAGGAGCGGATACAGCCCCACCACACGCCTCATGCCATCCCGGATTATCTGGGAAAAAGAATTTCCCCACAAAAGAAGGTGAATCATCGCCGTCTCTCGAAATATAAAAGATGTCATTTCGGGATTTGGGGAATCGTGGAGAAGAAAATAGAGCGGATGCCTAGGCACACGCTCTTTCCCGTTCCCTCGATATTCATAGACATGAAGCGGCAATCCTGCGATGGACTCCGCCAAGATGCGGACGCAGGCGTAAACCGCTGTGGTCTGCATGGCTGTGAACTCGTTGACCTTTGCTCCGGCGGCAGATTTTCCGAAAACGAACGGCCAGTCGCTGAAGTGGTAGCGGTTGGTGGGCTTGTCCCGTGAGCGGAAAATTTTTGTGAAAAAGTTCATGGGTATCACGCTCCTAGTCATATTGTTTTTCAAAATTTAAGGGAGGTAAAGGAAATATGGAACGAGTGTTTCAAGTTCTTGAAAATACGGTCAACAGATCAACTATCAATGACTTTAGGATTTTTACAAATAGGTTTCACGATGTAACAAAATGGTTTATGTCTAGCGATTACTGTATTGATGATAAAGGCAAGCCGAATGATGTTATTACTTTCGTTATATATCCATATATTTTAGATTTTCCACAGTGGTCTACGTTGATTGATTCTTTACAAAAAACAGATTTAAAAAATTGTCGTAGCATTTCTAATGAATTTTGTTCTTTTTCACATGAAGGATATTTTTTTAGTTTTAATTTCTTGATAGAAAAAAACAGCTTTATCAATAAATGGAAGGATCACAATACCTTAAATCAATTAATTGATGATGTTCTTGACATGATAAATAATAAGTGGAAAGTTAATACGCCGCATATGATAGAGCATTATAACGAACTTGAGGAGAGATTAAAGAAACTCAAGAATGATATGTGCGCTAAAAGTTTTAACTATAAACTGTTGTCAAGAACTATCATCACGACATTTCTTGCATCATACATAAGGTATTTAATAATTCGAGAAATAGAGAGTGTTGAAATTTTTTCATGGTTGTCTGACAGAGACAAAATGACTAGTTGTTATAACTCTATTTATGAGGTTATGTATGAAATTATTTCACATTGCATGTGTTATAACCACCTGCCGGAAGATAAATATTTCCATATAAAAGAATGCATACCAGCAAATATCGAAGAAAAAATCTTTTACGACGAATTTGTTAGAGTTGCTGATTTTATATGCGGTGGTATAGCAGATTTTGATTTACAGAAAAAAAGGGTGCATAAACAAAAACATTGTACTCTAATTGAGGATGTCATAGCAGATAATCATAACATAGCTATATTATTATTTCGCAAAAATGATATCGCAAAATGTTCACATAGAAGAAATTAGTAAATATTCGACGTAGTTCAGAATGCATAGGGAATGTATAATGCTAATCTTCAATGACAAAATGACAATATATTACGCAACCTTGAAGTCAGATACTCCTTGAGTATAAATGATGTTGTTGATGTAATCAGTGTCCACTACTAATCGAAGATTAGTATAAGCTCCTCAAAACACCCACAGACCACGGCTCTCATACACGCTTTCCCCATTCACATTCCCGCAACGAATCGCACGGTCAAGAGCCATGATGAGGGCAATCGCTCCATCAATCTTCTCCGTGCTTTTTGCCTTGTCAGCCTTGATGTTTCCGGCAGGGTCGGTGCGGATGAAGATGTTGTCCATATTCCACCGCAGAACGGGATGCCCGCCGTGGGCGATTTTCTGCTCCAAGACCAGCTTCATCAATTCCTTGGTGGGAGGACTCATGCTGGCGAAACCTTGACCGAAGGGAACAACGGTGAAGCCCATGCCTTCGAGGTTCTGCACCATCTGCACCGCTCCCCAGCGGTCGAAGGCAATCTCTCGGATGTTGAACTTCTCCCCCAGCCGCTCGATGAATTTCTCGATGAATCCGTAATGTACCACATTGCCTTCCGTAGTTTCCAGCTTGCTCTGCCGTTGCCAAACATCATAGGGTACATGGTCACGGCGCACGCGCAAATCCACATTATCCTCTGGAATCCAAAAGTACGGTAGCACCGCATATTTATCGCTCTCATCCAATGGCGGGAACACCAGCACAAAAGCCGTGATGTCCGTGGTGCTGGAAAGGTCAAGCCCACCGTAGCAGACACGTCCTTCCAATTCATCTTCCGAAACCGGAAAGGCACAGGCATCCCACTTATGCATCGGCATCCAGCGGATGGACTGTTTCACCCACTGATTCAGTCGCAACTGCCGGAAGGAATTCTCCTCCCCCGGATTCTGCTTGGCTGAATCGCAGGCGGCCTGAACCTTGTCTATGCCAACAGTAATGCCCAGTGAGGGATTGGCTTTCTTCCAGACCTCTGGACTTGTCCAATCTTCATCTTCCTTAGCTCCGTAGATAACCGGGTAGAAAGTATGGTCAATTTTGCGACCTTCAAGAATATCCAATGCCTTCTGATGCGTTTCATAGCAGATGGACTGCGTATCCGTTCCTGCCGTGGTAATCAAGAAATACAGCGGTTGCATACGGGCATCGCCTGAGCCTTTGGTCATGACATCAAACAATTTTCTGTTTGGTTGGGTATGC